AGAAAGATTACATTACTCAATCTCAGGAAGAGCAACGTAAGTTTGCCAAATTAGCTGAAACTCAAGACAAAGTAGAACAAGACGGATTTTTAATAAACAAAAAACTACTTACTAGAGACCATAATAGGACGTGTCCTATTTGCTCTATTTATTCTTTTCATCCGCGTGATGATTTGTATATGAACAAGTTTGGAGCTTGCTTCGGATGCTATATACAATGGATTGACGGGAGAGAAGAGAGATGGACAACCGGTTGGAGACCGAATAAGGAAAATTAATATGGCTACAGTATATGAAATCATTCAAGGAATTAGTCAGGCAGCTGCCAATGCATATGACGGCGCCCATGACGAGTCCACACAGGCAGACGGTAAAGCCCGTAAAGCAGGTCTCCGACGCGAAGAGGGACACATGATTAATGATCGCCGGGTAATGGATGGCTTTGGTGTCACATTCCATGGTCCCATTTTAAGGGTAAAGTATCAAGCCGAGATACGGATCAAAGAAGTCCAGGACAAAGGCTTTGAGGACGATATCGTTCGGCAGCTAAAAGAAATTGTGAAATTTTTAAAGAAAGAATATAAGAATATAACTGGTAATACTCTAACTTTAACCAAAGAAGGAGAACATAACATTTTGGTACAGAGGATTTCTAATTACCGTACCGATTGCCAGGCGCATTGTGATTACCGCATCGGCGGCCTCACTGACGTTATCGATGTGAATAAAGGCTCAGAGGAGGACCGAGTTGAGGCGGCCATCAAAGACTGGCTCGCCCTTGGACCCAAGAATAAGCGCCCCAAGAACGATACGCGTAAAGGTAAGTAGCAAATGTTATGGGCAATGCTCTCACTAAGCAAGAGATATTAAAAGAGATCGTTAAGGCCGGGAAAGATTCGGTCTATTTTACTACAAATTATTGTCGTATTTCACATCCTCAAAGGGGCCTAATTCCCTTTAAGGCATATGATTATCAAGAAGAGCTGCTTAAAGATTTTAACGATTATCGTTTCAATATAATTCTTAAAGCGCGGCAGCTTGGTATCTCCACTATCACCGCAGCTTACATTAGTTGGTTAATGCTTTTCCATCGCGACAAGAATATCCTTGTTGTTGCCACAAAGCTTCAAACCGCCACCAACCTGGTTAAAAAAGTAAAAGCAATTATTAAGCATCTTCCGGCCTGGATGAGAATCTCAGAGATTACTATTGATAATAGAACTTCATTTGAGCTTTCGAATGGTTCCCAAATTAAAGGTTCTTCAACATCATCAGATGCCGGCCGCTCTGAGGCCCTTTCTTTGTTGGTGGTTGATGAGGCAGCACATGTTGAAAAGCTGGGGGAGTTGTGGACAGCGCTTTATCCGACATTGTCAACTGGCGGCCGCTGTATCGCTCTCTCAACCCCAAATGGTGTGGGAAATTGGTTTCATCAAAACTGTGTTGAGTCTGAAGCCGGTATCAACGCGTTTCATATGACCACCTTGTTGTGGGATGTTCATCCAGACAGAGATAAAAAATGGTTTGATAAAGAAACTAAGAATATGTCGAAGCGCCAGATAGCTCAAGAGTTAGAGTGCAACTTTAATGTATCTGGTGAGACAGTCATCCATCCCGATGATATTCAGTGGTATTTAGAACGAGCTGTGGTACCAGAATATCGAACAGGATTTGATAGAAACTATTGGATATGGAAAAGGTATGATCCCGAAAAGCCTTATCTTATAGTGGCAGACGTTGCGAGAGGTGACGGTAAGGACAATAGCGCCTTTCATATATTTGAACTAGAGACAATGGAAGTGGTGGCTGAATACGTTGGAAAACCGACCCCCGATGATTTCGCAGATATTTTACATAACGTTGCCGGCGAGTATGGAAATCCAATGTTGGTTATAGAAAACAACAACATAGGCTACGCAGTACTTAAAAAATTACTTGATAAGGGGTATCATAACTTGTATCACTCAAGCAAAGGAGATCATCTCTATGTTGATCCGGTTACGGCACAATGGCAATCAAATGTGCTTCCGGGGTTTACAACCTCTTCTAAGACGCGACCTTTGATTGTCGCGAAGATGGAAGAGTTTATGAGAAACAAACTAATTAAGATTAACTCAAATCGCTTACTTTCTGAAATGAAAACGTTTATTTGGCATTCCGGGAGACCACAGGCGATGCGCAGTTATAATGATGATTTGGTTATGTCATTTGCAATTGGATGTTGGGTGAGAGATACAGTGATTGTGGAGAGCCAAAAGAATGTGGAATATAGCAAGCAGTTCATATCTTCTATTTCTACGTCAAAAACGGAGATCTCAACAACAATTCCAGGAATGAGCGGACACAAGATGACAAAAGAAAATCAACGAACATTGCAGGGAGCCGAGTTTAATGAACAATATCTCGGACTTATTAAGGGATAAATAATGGCCAAGAACGAGAAAAACACAAGAAACCCAACAGCGCCTCTGTTTAAGAGGTTAACGAGACTCTTATCTGGTCCAATTATAAACTACCGCGCTCAGCTTGGCCGCCAGGAACGTAGAGGTGATTTAGATAAATATCGTTATCGGTTTAGATCTTTAAGTGGTCAAGAGTTTAAAAGAGCCGACAACAACATGTCGCAGAATTATAACTTGTTTACGTCAGCTGCCTTTAGGAATCAAAATCGTGCAGAGCGTTATGTTGACTTTGAACAGATGGAGTATATGCCAGAGATTGCGTCGGCTATAGATATTTATGCTGATGAAATGACAACGTCGGATGAATATGATAAATTACTGAACATTGATTGTATGAATCACGAAATCAAAACAATTCTTAATTCTTTGTTTTATGATGTTTTAAATATAGAATTTAATGCGTTCGGGTGGGCTCGTTCAATGTGCAAATATGGCGATTTCTTTTTATATTTAGATATTGATGAAAGGATGGGTATTACATCAGTAGTGGGGCTGCCGAATAATGAAGTTGAAAGACTCGAGGGACAAGATCCCACCAACCCCAATTACGTACAATATCAATGGAATGGCGCTGGTATGACTTTTGAAAATTGGCAGGTTGCTCATCTTCGTATTCTTGGAAACGATCGCCACGCTCCGTATGGGACATCTGTACTAGATCCCGCGCGTCGTATATGGCGTCAGCTTACATTATTAGAAGATGCGATGATTGCTTATCGTATCGTGCGTGCCCCCGAGCGTCGTGTATTTAAGATTGATGTTGGTAACATCCCGCCTCAAGACGTTCCACAGTATATGGAAAAAGTTAAAACCGAAATGAAGCGTAATTCCTTAGTTGATGCGGCAACTGGTCGTGTTGATCTTCGGTATAATCCATTGTCTCTTGAAGAAGACTACTTTATCCCAATGCGTGGCGGCGTTGGATCCGATATTACATCTCTCATCGGCGCTAAATCTCTTGATGATATTGAGGATGTTAAATATTTAAGAGACAAATTGTTTTCTGCAATTAAGATTCCTCAATCATATCTTACAAATCTTGAGGGAGCCGATGAAGATAAAACAACTCTTGCTCAAAAAGACATTCGGTTTTCGAGGACTATCCAGAGACTACAACGATCTCTTGTTTCTGAATTAGAAAAAATTTCTATTGTTCATCTTTATACGCTAGGCTTCCGCGGCGAGGATTTAATTAGTTTTAAATTATCTTTAAATAATCCATCTCGTCTTGCTGAACTGCAACAGTTAGAATATATGCGTACCAAGTTTGATACTGCAAATGCCATCCCGGAAGGCACATATAGTAAGCATTGGGTTGCCACTAATATTCTCGGTCTTTCCGATGATGAGTTTCTTCGCAACCAGCGCGAGTCTTTTTATGATCGTAAGTATCAGCAAGCTCTTGAAGGTGTTGCCGAGGAAGGTGCAGCCGAAGAACTCGGCGGTGAGCTTGGTGGCGAGCTTGGTGGCGAGCTTGGTGGCGAGCTTGGTGGCGAAGAACTCGGCGGTGAAGAACTCGGCGGTGAAGAACTCGGAGGGGAAGAATCGGCGCTTCTTACGGCCCCAGGCCGGCGAGACGAATTGCATGAGGACGACGCCGATGTACATCATTATGAAAAGGGATCTTATGAAACGGTTGCTAATGACGGTCGTATTGCGGGAGCTCCGGGCCCTTTCCGACGTGAAACTCGCGCTCTAGCTCAGGGTTCCGAAGCGCTTCGCGGCCGTTCCGCTCGTTCTAAAAGGCCTCAAGGAAGTATTGATGATCTGACATTTGGAACTAAACAACGAAACGAATCTATTTATAATAAGAGTGAATCAAGAATGTTTGAAAATACCGTGAGAGTTCGTCGACTTGTGGAGCAGATGGAGAAAAAAGAGGCTGAAAAAGATGAAACATAATAAGAAACGCAATACAGCATTTATTTATGAGACTCTTATAAGAGAGCTAACAAAGAGTATTATAGATAAGGATACCGATAAAAAAGATAAAACTGCAACAATCTTAAAAGAATTTTTTTCTAAGGGCGACGCGCTTGCTCGCGAGCTTGAGCTTTATAATATCTTGCTCGAGACAAGGCAAATTCAGCCGAAAGTTGCTGAGAGGCTATTGCAAGAAGCAAAGACGGCCTATGCTGCTTTAAATGAAAATACTATTTTTGATGCCCAGTCTCGTATTATAGCGGCCATTAACAAAGGATTGGGTAAAGACGTTTGGGGCAATTTTGTTCCAAACTTTAAATCTCTAGCCTCTGTTGATGCTATCTTTAATTCTAGAACGGCTGTTAAAAAAAGAGTTTTATTTGAACAGTCTATAATTGATAGAATGAGTGAAAAATTGTCACTCTCAGAGTCTGTCACATTAAAATCGCTTGATAATTTAACTTATAATTCTTTTATTAAGAAGTTTAATGAGAAGTATGGAAATCTTTTACAAGAACAAAAGGAATTATTAAATCATTTTATTACAAGTTTTGCTGATGATGGGTTCGAACTACGGCTTTACCTCAATGAAGAATTATCAAGGCTTAAAGGCTTACTTAGTAAAGCGGCAAACGTCGAGTTGGAGCCTCTCATAGAGCAAAAGGTTAGTGGTGTCACTGATTATCTTGAAGATTTTCGTAAGCGAGAGTTTGTACAACAAGATCTCGATAAGATTTTAAAGACACAGGAGTTAATCCGGGAGCTTTCAGTAAATGATTAAAATCAAAATTGGTGGGCCGCACGCAACTGTAGAACTTAATGCTCGCAAGGGTTTAGATGGTTCACTGCTTGTTATGGATCACAAAAAAATTGATATTGCTGTGATGCCAGAACAAATGAAGGTTGTTACTTTCCCGAAGGCAATAGCTAGTGAAGACGTTTACGATTATCAAAATCGTTTGCTCGAACTGCTCGCCTCGAAAGGTATCATTGATCGCTCTTCGATACAAGGCGGAAATGTCTTTCGATCCTTAGAAGGGGAGATTTATGGCAATGAAGAGATAAACCCCCTGCAGGCCGCTGTATATGTTGTTGCAGAATTCATTGACCATGAGGCCGCGAGCGAAAGAGTAGCAGACCAATACGAGAAAGAGTTGGAAGATATGTATACGCATCCGACCGACCGCGACTCCACCGAATATGGCGAAGTTCCTCAGTATGGCGACAAGGGCTCTATGCGTCCTGGCTACTACTACTATCCATTAAGAAATCGATATTAAGGTGGAATTGTTACACTTCGTTCTTGCTGCATACGGCATGACTTTTATTATTATTCATGGACATATCTTTAATAAGATCCGTCCACCGTGCAAATCGATGTGGGGCTTCGGCCGATTATTCCACTGTCATTTGTGTATGGGATTTTGGGTTGGTGTGTTTCTATGGGGCATAAGTCCCTATACAGAACTATTTAATTTTGACTATACTTTAGTAAATGCGTTTATTTGCGGATGTATTAGTGCGGGAACATCATACTTTCTGAGTATGTTGGTAGAGGATTACGGGATCCGAGTGGTCCATAAAGGAGGTGAGCAATCATGAAAAAATGGATGATCCAACCGGTTCGTAGGTGCTGCTCCGGTAGCATACTTTAGGTGGGTGCGAAAGCACCCACGTTAAATAATAAGAGGAATTAATTATGGCACGCAGAAAAAATGTAAAAAGAATTGATCCGAGATACTTCTTGGACGAGACAGTGAATCGCGGAGAGGAAGAGCTTGAAGAGGGCCGCTACGGTCCTACCGGAGCGGATTACGCAAAGTATCACCGCAGTGTCACCGGCGGCGCAGACGCGGACGAATGGGGCAAAGAGCAACGCCGCCGCGGAAGCCCTGGTCTGACCGGGCCCCATGCAGTGCAGCGCCAGGGTCCGGGCCCCGAGGGACTCGGGGGCGACTCCGGGATCTCCGACGATGCCCGGGACCAGGGGAAGGGTGCTCCCGCCGCAAAGGCTGCCGCGGCTCCTGGCCCTGAAATCCCGGGATCATCAAGAGCGCGGAAGGAGTTGTTCAAGCCCGGAGGCGCGTGGGCGAAGAAACACGGTACGCCTGACGATCCCCATGGCCGCATGAAGCTCCCAACGTATGATCACGTGCAGGATTCCATCCAAGCGGCTATCGATTCTGGGCCGCCCCTAGGCGAACCTGGCCGCCAGCCCATCTTCGACCAAGCCAATGCGGACAGCGAGAAATGGGTCAAGTTGCACCCAAAGGAATTCCAGCAGTACCGAAAAGAACAGGGACAGAACGAATCCCTCACTCGCGGCCAACTCAAGCGAATAGTCCGAGAAGAGATTAAGAGAACTTTAAAGAGTAAATAACACGATGCCCCAACTTCTCCGAGAATACTATGAACTTTGCGAAGGTGGCGTCTGTCAGGATTTACTGACGGAAGCCGAGAAGAAGATGGTGCGAGAAGGCGCCATGTTCATTATGGGCAAGCTCCAAGAGGGCGGTTGTGAAAATGGTAACGGCCGCGTTTATTCTGAAGCGATTATGCAACGAGAAGTTAAGAAGTATGCTCAAGTTGTTGACGAGCGCCGCGCGCTTGGAGAGCTAGACCATCCCGAATCTTCCATAGTTAATCTGGCGAATGTTTCTCACATGGTTATCGACATTTGGATGGACGGGCCCGCTGTTATGGGGAAGTGCCAGGTACTTAACACTCCTGCTGGCCAAATCCTACGGGCTCTTGTGGATGCCGGCGTAAAGATTGGTATTTCATCTAGAGGTATGGGCTCCGTTACTGAACAGCAGGGAAAGACAATCGTAGAAGATGATTTCCAGCTTATCTGTTTTGATATTGTTTCGGAACCCTCTACGCCGGGCGCCTTCATGAGTCTTTCTGAGAATAAGTTAATGAATGAACAGGCTCAAAAGAACAATAAGCTTATAAACTTGATGAATGAGATTATAGGAGATTAAAAAATGGAAATTTTAAAACAAGAATTGGAACAGATTATCAAAGAAGAAATAAATGCTGTTATTGAAGAAGGATGGTTCGACCGCCAGCGCGCTCGCGTAGCCGGCGCCGGATCTGCCGCAAAAGGAGTTGCTCAACGCGGCGCAGCTGCAGCAAGATATGCGGCAACCGGGGAAGCCCCTCCTTCTGCTACTGCTCCTGGTGCATCCTATAGTCTAGGGAAAAAATCTAAAATTTTGGATCTTTATAAAAATAAGTACGCAAAGATCTGGCGCGCCCACGCCAAAAGATCTCTCAGTCTCAACAAAGAATTACACCAAGACGCGAAGGATCTCGGTTTATTAAGATCACCAGTTTTTCAAGAGTTAAAACAAGCTCTTAAGACTATGCGAATAGATCTCGATGAGCAGATCGATATGATTACTTCAGATTTTGACAATATTATCCGCGAGTTGGAATCCGGTGAATTAACAGAATAAAACATTTTAAATGAAAAAGACAGAATTAAAGAAAATTTTAAAGCCTCTTATAAAAGAGTGTATAAAAGAAGTAATATTTGAGGATGGAGTACTTTCGGGTCTTATATCTGAAGTTGCCCGCGGGATGCGCACAACCCAAACAGCGCCCTCATTGCAAACCGCCGAGACGAAGGCTGACCCCACTCTTGAAAGAATGAAGCGAAATGCTTTTAGCGCCCAACAGAGTGATAAATTAAAAAAACATAAAACAAAATTAATGGAAGCCATTGGCGGAGACGCCTATAATGGTATGAATCTTTTTGAGGGCACCACCCCAGCTGCGACCCAAGCTAGCCCTAGCCAACAGTCTCACCCCCTATCTGGACAAACCCCTGAAGATGCAGGGGTGGATATATCCAATTTGTTCGGGGCTGTTGGCGGAAATTGGAATGCTCATATGAGCGACGTAAAAGAAGGGAAGTAGGCGCAGAATGGCAACGAATGTTATGGTTGAACTGCGCCGCGGTGAAACAAGCGAGAGATTGATAAGAAGGTTTGTTAGGAAATGTAAAAAGGAACGCGTTGTCGAAACTTATAGAGAGAAAACCGATTACTACATCAAGCCGGCCCTTCGCCGCAAACTAAAACATCAGAAGGCAATTCGTGAACAACGAAAGCTGGAAAGGAAGAAGGATGCTAAATTGTTTAGATAAAACAGTTAATAGCATGCTATTTATTAGACGGAGACAAAACTATGGCTACATTTCAATATAAAGTAGGATTGGGCAATGTTGGATCATACCAGGTATCTGGAAAACCTTTTGCTAGTGGCAACATAGATGCCCAAGTTGGTTCGGGAGGTACGCACGGAGACGGCTCTGTAGCAATTCATTTTCCGACGGTGACTCGATGGGTACAAGTTAACAACAGCGGTTCTGTTGATTTAAGAGTTGGTTTTTCTGCTTTCGGCCTTACAGGTACTAATTATTTGCTTGTTAAGGCGGATACGGAGTTGGGCCCTCTGGAGCTTAAAGTAACAGAATTGCATTTGACTGGTGGTGTTAGCGGGGGGACATCTGTGATGGCTGGTTGTACGTTCATACCAACTGATTCTATTAACAATATCTCTGTCTCGTCAGGCGGCTCGAACTGGTCCGGTTCGGCTGGAGTCGGATAGACGGAGCCGTGTTTGGGGCTATGGCGGGAAATGGTATACGATGTATTATCGGCAGCGAGTCGCGCACTAAATAAATATAAGGCTTTTTATTGGGAGGGCCGCTAGATGGCCGATCCTAAAAATAAGTGGGCGCAACCGGCAGCCCCGCCGTCGCCTATGTTCTTTGGCAAAAAAGAACGCGACCTAGTAAAACAAGTAAATGACGAACTGGCCGAAAGGGTTGTAGGCCAGAGTATTGCTTATTATCCGATAAGCATTGAGGCGTCTAATTTTAATGATATTTATGGTGAAGCGATTGAGAAAGTATCTCTTCCTCCTGTTCGTGTATATGCGTTTGTTGAGGTAGAGAATGAA